CGACAGATCTACTGACAGACATAATTAAGTCAATTTGACCCTTACAAAAAAGGGCGATTTTTCATATCTAACCCTTACAAAATAAAACTTTTTAAAAAAAGTTAAATATCTGATATATAATAAGATACAGGGATTATACTCCTAATAATCTCTTTAAAACACCCAAAAACACCCTTACAAAAATACCCTTATATGAAAGGGTTATTGTTATCCCTACTCGCCACCGAGCGGAAATACGTTCAAAAACTTAGGGCGAAAGACAGGAAAAACAACATCTCTTTTATTTGCAAATAAACTGAGAAAGAATGAACACGAAAGAATACAACGTGGATTCTATCATATTCGCTGAGTACAACCCACGACAGCTAACAGAAATCCAACACAAAGATTTAAAAGACTCTATTGAACGATTTGGTTTAGTTGATCCACTCATAATCAACACTCACAAAGAAAGAAAAAATATTCTTGTGGGTGGCCATCAACGATTAAGGATTGCGAAAGAACTTGGATATAAAGATGTTCCCTGTGTTGAAGTTGAATTATCCCTGGATAAAGAAAAAGAATTAAACATTCGACTAAATAAAAATACAGGTGAGTGGGATTGGGATGCGTTAGCGAATTATTTTGATGTTGGTGAATTAAATGAGTGGGGATTTACTGATGATGAACTTCAATTCTACGAAGAAGAACCAGGACAAGGTTTAATTGATGATGATGAAGTTCCCGAAGTAGAAGAAGCGATTACAAAATCGGGCGATTTATGGATATTGGGCGAGCATCGGCTTTTATGCGGGGATGCGACAAAGAAAGAAGATGTAGAACGATTGATGGATGGTAAAAAGGTTGATTTAATGTTAGCAGATCCACCTTATAATTTGAATTTTAAATATAATTTATACAATGATAATAAAAATGATTCTGAATATGAATCATTCTGTAGTGCTTTTTATCAATTATCAAAAGCTATATCTGATAGACAAATTATTACAGTTGGTAAACAAAATTTATCACTATGGTATAAAATAACAGAAATAAGAGATTTTGCTATATGGTACGCTAAAAATAAAATGAGCGGTGGTAAAGTTTCTAATTTGTCACTATGTGAGCCAATTATATTTATTGGTGAATTTAATAGAAACTCCAGAATAAATGATTTTTATCAATATAATGTAAAACAACAGAAAGATGTCGGTGATCACACTTGTCCTAAAATACTTGATTTATGGTTGGATTTAGTTAATTCATATTCAGATAAAAAGATATATGATCCATTTTTAGGCTCTGGAACAACACTAATAGCTTGTGAAAAGACCAATCGCAAATGCTATGGCATGGAAATAGACCCACATTACTGCGACGTGATTGTAAAACGTTGGGAAGAATTTACTGGAAATAAAGCAGAAAGAGTAGAACGTGCCGAGTGCTGAAAAACAGAAAAAGAACAGCACGAAAAAAGTTGTGGGCAGACCGTTTAAAAAAGGTCAATCTGGAAATCCGAATGGCAGACCACCCAAAGTCAAGTGCATTCCAGATATACTCCGAAAAATTGGCGAAGAAGAAGGCACAGTTGATGGAAAAACGAAATTAGATGTCATCATGTATAAGGTCTATCAATTCGCATTAGAAGGCAAACCCTGGGCTGTTCAGTTTATCGCAGATAGGACAGAAGGAAAAGCAAAAGAATATATCGAACAGAAAATCACTAAGGATGAATTAATCGTTGAGTGAAGTTCAAAATCAAAAAAGACAAAATGCTTCCACATCAAAAGTCTTGGTGGGAATTAGACAATTTTTATCGACTATTGATTGGCGGGTATGGATCGGGCAAAACTTATATCGGAGCATTGCGAAGTCTTTATCTATCATTTATCAACGCACCTATTCCTGGAATGTACGTTTCTCCCAGTTACGCTTTATCTCAGAAAACAATTATTGTGACGTTACGAGAAATCATGGATCGGTCTGAGATGAGTTATACCTACAACCAGCAACGAAACGAATTCCGCATCCATAATTGGGATGGTGTTATCTGGGTTGGTTCAGGAGATAAACCTGATTCTTTGCGTGGTCCAAACTTAGCCTGGGCTGGGATAGATGAACCATTTATTCAGAAGAAAGAAGTATTTGACCAAATGGTGGCAAGGGTGAGACATCCACAGTCTGAACAGCGTGAAATATTCTTAACAGGTACACCAGAAGAATTGAATTGGGGTTATCAATTATCGTCCAGGACAGATATGGATTTAGGTGTGGTGATTGGATCCACACTCGACAACGAACATCTTCCACAAGATTACAAGGACAATCTTATTTCAGCATATACCGACGAACAGATCCAGGCTTATGTGCATGGGAAGTTTGTCAATCTCACACAGGGAAGAGTTTATAAAGATTTTACAAATGAACACATTGTTGGATTAAAAACGGATGGATGGGAGATTGGTGCAGGGATTGACTTCAATGTGGATGCTTTGAGTGCAATCATATTCGCTTATTCAAATAATCATATTCACGTATTTGATGAAATCAGATTAAAGAATGCTGGTACTTATGATTTGGTGGAAATCTTGAATGAGAAATATCCACGAATCAAAGTATTTCCAGATGCGACGGGTTCAGCACGAAAAACAAGTGCTGCACAATCAGATCATGACATTCTAAGACAGGCAGGATTTAAGGTGATGGCAGAGAGAAAGAATCCACCTGTGCGAGATAGGGTGAATGCGGTAAATCGTGTATTTAGAAAGAATGTTGCATCCGTTGAGAATTGTCCAAATCTAATCATGGATTTAGAACGAAACGTCTGGCGGAATGGTGATATAGACAAACGTGATCCTGAACAGACACACGCATCAGACGCATTCGGATATGCGGTACATTGGTTGTTCCCATTGGTCCAGAGAAAAGTTGGGTATTCATCGTGGTAATACTTCTCGGAATTAGTCTCGGTATTAATGCTGTCTTTATTTGGATGATGTGGTACGGTTATCGCACGGAAAAAAGAATTGAAAAAGATTTAATTAACAAGGTCGGGAAAGAATTGAGCCAGGGCGGGCAACAATTAAGAAGGTATAGTGCATGATTATTCCTGATCTCGGCAAGAGTGCGGTCATTAAAGCAATTAAGTCTGTTATCGGACAGGCGGATGACAAGAACCTAAAGCGACGGATGAAGTTTGTCGATTTCTATGAAGGCGAACACGAACAATACATCAAGAAACACTTCACTAAAGGTCCGCAACTTCCAATTTATACTGCGAATATCACTAAGCGGATGATCAATGCTCGATCACTTGTTTATAAAGATTCACCGATTCGCACGAATGATAAATACAATGAGATTACACCTGAAGATATAAACTCAAAGTGTCGTCAGTTAGAGAAGCTGAGTTTTCTCTTAGGCACAATGGCGTTTAAATCTTCCTGGAATGATGGATTGGAATATGATTTGATTCCTTATTTCTGGCCATTATTTCTCCAGGGCGAAGTAAAGCCGTCAGCTGTGTTTTATCCTGTGGCGAATATGGGTGATAAGTCTCAGAGATTGTACGAGTATTGGTCAGACGAAGAACATTTCAGATTCGACGAAGAAGGACGAATCATAAAAATAGATGATGGTATAAACCCTTATGGTGTTATGCCAATCACATTTGTTCATCGTTCACCAGAGATTGTAGATGAATTCTTCCAGGCAGGTGCGAGTGATATAGTCTCTGCAAATGAACATGTTGATATTCTTTTCCAGGAGTTAATGATTGCCGCAAGGATTGATTCTCTTGGAATTAAGTATGCAACAGGTGTGAGAGACGACACTCCGATCCGAGTAGGCACAGATGAAGTGGTATTACTCCCAGATGGTGTTTCACTTGGGCGATTGGAAGGTGGCAATCCTGAGAAGATTATAAACATTATTAAAACAGTCATTGAATCCACAGCCTTGAATAATCACATGGTTGCAAGGTTCTCAGATAGTGAAGCAAGGTCAGGAGCAGCTATAAAGTTTGAGAACATCGAAAACTTTGAACAACGTAAGGCAAGTGTGAATGACGTTTGGCTTCCCTGGGAGAAGAAACGATTTGAGATAGATAGAGCTATTGCATCTTATCACGGTGTGCAAGTGCCTGATGAATACCATATCAATTTTTCTGAGCCTGAGAATGTCCTGGCTCCAGACGAACAACGGAATGAATGGGATTGGTTATTAGACAAGGGATTAATTACAAAACGTGACATCCTAAAACAAATGAATCCTGATTTAGCCGATGAAGAAGTGGATCAAATCTTGGGTGAAGTCAAAGATGAAACCAAACCAAGTCTTGGGTTGAGTGAGTTATTAAGTGGATAAGAAGTGGGCAGAAGTACAAGACTTAATGGTTCGGATGTATTCAAAACTGAAAAACCAAGATAGGTCAATTGTATTGCAAGAGTTATCTGATGCGGACTTTGAAGATTTGATTATGACCGAGTTTGGTGTGGGTGGCGAACTGGAGAAAGTGGCGAAAGAATACATCTCGTCTTTAAAAGGTTTAGAAGCATTCGCAGATGTGGATGAGAGTGTTCTACAAAGTTTAATTAAAATGGATATGGACGCTTATCGAACCAAGATTGCTGATGCAGCTGCAACCATGAGAAAACAAACAATTGAAGCGGTGATTGGTGATTTAACAGAAGAAGGGTTTCGTACTTCATTGGAAACAATGGGATTCCAACCACATCAAGCAGAAGCAATGGTGAATGATGGGCTTCG